GAAAACAAAAAACTAAATGAATTATTAAAATGAATAATACTTACGAAGAAGTATCGCCTTACATTCGTGCAGTTATAGAAGATAATTTTTTATCTTTTGAATGCCCAAAATGTGATAAAAATGTAGAGTTAGGTGCAGATGATGACACTTTTATTTATGAAATGAAAGAAAATCATGACTACAGTTACCAATGCCCAGTATGTAAATTAGATGTTGAAATTTTAATTACTGAAATATGTTAGATTCAAATAAAAAAATTGGTATTTATAAAATAACCAATAAAATAAATAATATGTCTTATATCGGTGCTTCAAAAGATATAGAAAAAAGATTTGTTTCTCATAAAAGAAATAGCACTAATGTTAAATTAAAAAATGATTTAAATAATTATGGTATTGATAATTTTACTTTTGAAATATTAGAAGAATGTAGTATTGAAAATATAAGAGATAGAGAATTATTTTATATTGAAAATAGTGATTTAGAAAATACTTATAATTCAAAATCCTATTGTGGATACAATGGTAAGCCATTATGTGTTGACTTAGATAAATTTAGTATAATTTTAAAAGAAAAAAGAGAATCATTAGGATTAAATTTTAGAGAATTAGCTAAATTAATACCATGTAAAGAATCTGTAATCTATAATTTAGAGTGGTGTAAAACTCACGCAAGTAAAAAAATGATTAAAAGAATTTGTCAAGTTTTAGAAATTGATATATGATTAACATACACAACATTGATTGCATGGAGTTAATGAAAAATACTCCTGACAAATATTATGATTTGGCAATTGTTGACCCGCCGTATGGGATAAATATTAATATTTCAATTGGAAGGCGCAAAGGAGATAAAAAAAGCAATTACCATAAATTTTCTGGTAATGATAATTCAATTCCTTCTGCAGATTATTTTAAAGAATTATTTAGAATATCAAATAATCAAATAATTTTTGGTGGTAATTATATGACTGAGAATTTGCCACCTTCTCCATGTTGGTTGTTATGGGACAAAGGTTTTTCTGAAGATGTTACGTTTGCACAGTTTGAGTTGGCTTGGACTTCTTTTAAAAGTTCATCTAAAAAATATGATTTTAATGCTGCAGCTAATTTAAACAGAATCCACCCAACACAAAAACCTGTTGCACTATACAAATGGATTTTATCAAAATACGCTAAGCAAGGTGACAAAATACTTGATACACATTTTGGTAGTGGTAGTCATGGAATTGCGTGCTATGATTTGGAATTTGATTTAGACGCTTGTGAATTAGATAAGGATTACTTTAATAGTAGCGTAGAACGTATAAAAACACACGCTAAACAACAAAATTTATTTATACCAGGGCAGGAAATAAATGTTTATGCTAAAACCTAAAGAAATATTCTTTTGTGACTTAATTGTTTTAAAAGACAAAAAGCCATTTAAAATCGAAAAATGCGTGTGGCTAGAAGGCGAAACCATTTACAAACGAATGGAAATTAAAGAAGTAATCAAAATAAAAAGTTTGGGATTTCAAGCGAATTGATATTATGAGAATTAGCGAACAAGAATATTTACAAGCTTTAGAAGTTTGTAAAAAGTATAAAGAACAAATTAATTTAGAATATAATACAATTAATAAAAACTCTATAAATAATATTATAGATGTAAAGATTGTTGATATTAAAATGTCAACAAGATTATTAAATTGTATATTTGATTGGATTGGGCGTAATGGTGACATTTATGCTTGGAGGGAATCAGTTTTTAATAAGAATGAATATAATATTTCGTATTTTAATAATATTGATTTAAATAAATTTAAAAGAATTAGAAACTTAGGTAAAAATTCTTTAATTGAATTTGAAGAAATATTAAATAAATATAATATTGAATATGTAAAACCTAAAAGTTATTATTTTAGTTAAAAACGAATAATTAACCATGTCAACCCTAATCAACCCACCACCATAAGCCAAAATGATAGTATTTTGGCTTATATGCTAAACGGTAACCGTATAACGCCGATTGAAGCATTAAAACTATTCAAATGCTTTAGATTAACATCTCGAATTTGCGATTTAAAACAACGAGGATTTGATATTAAAAAAGAATTTGTGAAAGTAAATTCAGGTAAAAAAGTTATGAGTTATTGGATAGATATTGAAAATAATTAGTATATTTGTGTTGTGATTTAGTTCACGTTTCGGGGTCGGAGCCGATAAATAAGAATTTATATAAAAACCTTAATTGCAGAGTAGAGAACTCCGACCTCGAAATGCAGTTAAGGTTTTTTTGTTGTTTAAAAATGAAAATATCAAGAAAGAAAATAAAGCCTAAAGAAAGGTTATTTTTAGTTGAAAAGTATAATTATAAATGCTTTTTATGTAATTATAATTTTAAGCAAGAAGGAATTTATAATGGTAAAAATACTATTACTATTAATGGAATTTGGATTGAAATAGACCATATAATACCATTAAGTAAAGGTGGGAAAGATGATATTTCAAATAAACAGATACTATGTAATAAATGTAATTGTAAAAAATATAATAATTTATGAGTAAACTAAGAAGTGTATCAACTGCATTTTGGAGTGACCCTTTTATTGAGGATTTAACACCAAACGAAAAACTACTTTATTTGTATTTTATTACAAATGAAAAAACAAATATGTTAGGTATTTATGAGTTATCAATTAAGAAAATTTCTTTTGAAACTGGTATTACAAAAGAAACGGTTTCAAAGGCTTTAGAAGTATTTGAAAGGCTTAATAAAGTTAAATATATTGATAACTATATTATTTTAACAAATTTCTTAAAACATCAACATTTTAATACTAATATGATGAAGTCTGCTATTGATTGTTATTTAGAATTACCTAAAACATTGAAAGATAGTACACTTATATTAGATAAAAATAACCCTTTAGAATCCTTTCAAACCCTTTCAAACGCTTTGCTTATGGTTCGGAAAGTAGAAGTAGAATATGAAGTAGAAATAGAAGTTAAAGATGAAAAAGAAAAAGAAATTTTTTTAGCAAAAAATTTTGAAAAAAATGAACATGATTTGCAAAAGTATATTTTAGAAAATTTAAAAATAGTTTCTAAAATGAAACAACAAATGTCATTTGAAGATTGCGAAAAAATAATTTCAAAATATGGAATAGAATTAGTAAATAAGAAATTATTAGCAATGGAGAATTACAAAGAATTATTGAAAAAAAATAATTCAGTTTTTCTAACTTTAAATAATTGGTGTGATAGGGAAGTTGTTACAAATAACCAAAATAAAAAACAAACTTCATTAGGTGCAATAGCTGAAATAGCTAACGAAGATTGGAGCGATTTCACACTTAAACGTAAATATCGTATTTAATATGGGAAATATAAACTCTATTGAATTAAAACAACAAAATAGTATAGTAACATCAAAAAATATTTTTGAAGCGATACAAGGCTTAAAAATAGAAACTATACAAAGACAAATAGCTTTAGCAAGATTAAAGCCAAAAATAGGAGATTTACCAAGAGATAAACAAAGTGAAAATCTTTTTTTACATTCTCTAAAAGGTTTGATAATGAAAACTTATGCAGATTGTGGTCAAATACCAAGTAATGAAAGTTATTTTGTTGAAGGTGCTGAAATAAAACCTATTAAATTCCAAGTACAAGAGTTATCTGATGATATTGATAGAAGTTTTACAAATCTTACTTTAGATGAAATTTATATAGCATTCTCAGAAGGTGTAAGGGGTATATATGGGGAGTTTTACGGTTTAAATAATGTAACTTATTTCAAATGGCTAAAATCTTATAAAGAATCTGAAACTCGTAGAAATGCTTTATTTGAGTTAAATAAATTACGTGAACCAATTAAATTAGAATTGCCACAAAAAGTATATTCTAATTCTGAAATTTACGAACTAAATAAAGCCAATATTATTGATTTCTATTACAACTATTTTCTAAAAGAAAAAGAGTGTATTACGTTTCCGTACTCACTTATTTACAAAACTTTAGATTGTTGTAAAATAATAAACTATTCTGTAAATGAGCGAATAGAAATGTACAAAAAGGCTCAATTTGTTTTAGAAAGCAAACTAAGAAATGAACGTGCTAAAGGTACTATAAAAGCTTCAAAAATGGAATTTGAAATAAAAGAAATTCAAGAGCCTAAAAGTCAAAAAGTAATTATCAAAGCACAGGAAATGTTAGTTTTAAAATTCTTTGAAATGTGTAAACAACAATCAAAAGATATGGAAATAAAGTTTGAAGATAACTTTACAGAAGAAAGTAAATTACAATTTAATTTAAATTATGAAAGCATCAAGAAATAACACCACAGGAATAGATTTTATTGCTTATAAATTAGAATTGCATAAAATAAAATTTATCTCAAAACATAACTCAAAAAGTGAGTTTAAACCAATAAAAGGTCGTTTATTTAGAGCCGATTTTTACTTACCTGAGTATAATTGCATTATTGAGTACGAAGGATTAAACAGTCGCAAAAGTGGACACTTAACATTTTCAGGTTATACAAAAGACTGTGAAAAGTATAATTTAATTTCATTAGAAGGATATACATTATTACGATTCACAATGAAAAATTTAGACCAATTAGATATATGTATTGAGAAAATGATTTTAAATAAACAAGCTAAATAAATTAACGAAGTATTTAAAGATTAAATTATGAATGTAATAAATCCAAGAAACTCAGGAAGAAAATTAGGTTCAAAACAAAAAGTAAGTCAAAAAGAAATACAACTAGCTAATGAATTAAGATGTTTTATTAAAGATAATAATTTAAATCTTAATGTTATTAGAACTAAATTAGGTATGAGAAATAGTTGTATTTACTACTTTATGAAAGAAAAAACATACTTAGTAGCGTGGTTACCACAATTGGAGCAATTATTTAAAAATAATTTAATCAAACAAGCAAATGAGTAAGTACAAAGCAATAGCAATATCAAAAAGAATATTTGAAAGTAATTTTGATAATGATAAAATTGAAAAACAAAAAGGTTATACTTTGTTTATTTCTATTTTAGATATGGATAATGAAGAAAAAAAGTATAAAGATTTACCTAATTTTCTACAGGTTAAAATGTGGGATATTGAAGAAGATTTACACGATAAAAACGGTTTGAAATACTTAAAACCAAGCGATACAGAACTACAAAAAATAGTTGATTTTGTAAATAATAATCAAAATTATAAGCGTTGTATAGTTCACTGTTCAGCTGGTATATCAAGAAGTGGTGCAGTTGTTACTTGGTTGAAGGCTAAGTTTAAAATTGATAATCAATCATTCTTAGATACAAATAAATTTATTCAGCCAAATTTGTATATTTTAAACCGACTTAAACAATTAGATTATGAAAATTAGAGTATTCACAATTATTTTAAAATAATTAATTAAAAATATTTGCATAGTAAAATATTTTATACTACTTTTATTTCAAGTTAAACAATTATAGGTATGATTGATAAAATAATAATTGAACTATAAGACGAAGGAGCGTTTATTATTCGAGGTGGAATTACTATATCTGTTTTTGATAGAATGACAGCGTTAAGAGAAATAAACGCACAAATGAGTGATTTAGCTTTCTTTAAAAAATTACCTAACGACTGTAACGATTTTAGTAGAAAAGAATTTGAAGCTAATTTACAAAAGAATAAAAAATCTAAAAATATAAAATAAACTTATCGGCAATAAGTTTTAGTGGGTTAGAAATAACCCACTTTTATAAAAAATATAAAATAAACCTTACGACCAATAGGTTTTACGTGCGGAGGTCGAACCGCACGTTTTCTACTTTATTTTATGGCAGATAGCAAGTACAAACAAATGAGTGTAAAAGATTTACACGAATGTAAACTTATAGGTTGTTTTGAAATTCAGCGTTACGGAAAAGAACGACAGATTAAAAATAATGAAGAAAAACTAGTTATTCATTGTATTAATATCCTGGATTTATCAGGTAAACTTATAAAAAGAGGCTCTATAAAAGAAATTGAAGAATTAAATTTATTACCGATTTATAAAGTTATTTTCAAATGACAACATCAGAATTTATAAACAATAACTTAAATGGTATTTCAATGTATCGTTTAAGTAAATTAACAGGTATTTCATCACCTTTGATTAACGCTTATTGCAAAGGCACAA